GAAAAATAAGAGCACAAGTAAAATCCAGATGGTATTATATCTTCTGGGGTGCTGCTACTGTATCTGTATTTGCAGGTCAAATTCACGTTGGTAACGGATTTAATAGGATGTCAGAAACACTTGAGAAGGTGTTGGATGCACCTGTTATGATAGAGATTCCGTATCCTAGAAATGGAGTCATATATTAAAAACTTTTGAGGAAATCTTAATTCATCCTTAAATGTAGCAAGGAATACTTGTATTTCAACACATTTCATGCTAAATTGTTAGGTATCACAAATTAAGACACGACCATTGACTTACAAACGTAATCCCGAAGGGGCAACTACTCTTACGGACGAAGAATGGGTGGAAATGATCGCTATTAAACAAGCCATAGCAGAAAATCCGTCTACTGTTCATCCAAGAAAAATGGAATACTTTACTGAACTATTAGTTCGGTCTGATTCTATCTACACAAGGCATGTACGATCATGAGTGGAGATTCATCCTTAAATGGACACACCCATAATGACGAACAACCTGTAATTTTTTATTCAAATGCTATGACGGAGGCAAAGAGAATTGTTCTCCTTCATAAACGTCAGCAATACCAAAACGAGATCCTTGATTGGGAAGGTTACTCTGTACAAACCAGATGGAGAACAGGAAGTCCTATGCAGGGATAAATAACTAAAAACCTGCAGAGTTATGTCATTAGATAATCTGTTCTTAGAAGAAACAGATCAAATCAATTTTATCGGAAAAGATGGTTTTTTCTGGTGGGTTGGTGAGGTCGAAGATAACGAAGACCCTATGGAACTAGGTAGGGTTAAGGTTCGAGTAGTTGGATATTATACTAATTTTAGAGGTGGAACTGTAGCAGACCTTCCATCAGAGCATTTACCTTGGGCTACAGTATTACAACATACATCTCAAGCAGGTAACGATGGACAAGGAGAATCATCAGGACAATTACAACCTGGTGCTATCGTTATGGGTTTCTTTATGGATGGAGAAGTCGCACAGATGCCAGTAGTTATTGGTGTTATGCGTGTAAAGAAATCACCAGAATCAAGAACTGAAAGAGATTTTTCATTCACAGATCAAAAAATAGAAGCGGGTGTAGCACCTAATACTTCTGCTATACATCCCGCAGAGAAGAATACAATATCACCAATACAACCATTAAGGCAGGGAGAAAGTAATATTGTTGCTTTCCCAGGTCAGAGTACTACACAATTAGGTGGTAGTGGATCACCTAAGAATATTGGATCACATAAAGGATTAGTAGGTAGTTCTGCAAATCCAATTAAACCTTTAGATCCAGCAAAACCAATACCTGCTGCTAATGGTGTTGGTGGTCCTTGGAAGACTTTAGAATATAAACTTTCATATTTAATTGAAGATCTTGCTAACACTTCCTCTAATTTAATTAAGGCAGAGGGTGGTGATTATCTTGATCTTGTTAGTGGTAAGTTGATTACCAAGGCTGATTTAACAGTACGTATTGAGAATTACTTAGGATCTCTGTTTGCACAGGTCATAAGTGCAATACGTCAGTCATTGATTAATTTAACAGAAGATCTAAAACTTACTAACGTACTCCTTCAATCAACTGGTGAACCTTATTCTGTACTTTCTACAGTACAGATTGCAATTACTAAGATCTTAAGTACTTTATGTACTCAGGATGCTCAAATTTCTACTTATACTGCTACACCATTAAAGACAGTTACAGATGTTCTTGATACCTATCTTACAGGTGTTATTGATAAACCTACTATGGTAACAAGATCTGTTAATACTATTACTAATGATATAGTTAAAGATGTTGCTAAGATTGTTAAAGATATTGGAGATCTAACCAAATCCATTAATACTACTGTTAGTGGGATAGGAGAAGCAACTAAGATTATTGATGCTTGGGAGAAATCAACAGGTATATTCCATTTACAAGATGCTGTATCATATGATGTAGTTAATATCAGTGGTATGATAGAACTGATTGCTACATTCGATGTTAATGCTTGTAAGAGAACACCTAATGCTTCTAAGGCAATGGGTTGGTATCCATTATTAGGTTTAAGTAACACTCTTAAAACAAAAGATATATTCAGTACTATCTTTGACGATGCAGATCCATATCTAACTACTGCTAAGAATAATGTTAGTGGATCTTATGAAGTACAACTTGGAACTCCTGGTCGTCAAGGTGAAGTAATTAAGAAACCAAACGGTACTACTCATACATCATTCTTATATAATAACTCTCATTATGCAGAAAAGAAAGCAAGAGACTCCTTTAGAATCTCTAATCCAAATGCTACTGAAGCAGAAGTAAACGCAGCAGTTGAAGACTATAGAAAGACCCAGACCAATAATAAAGGAGATACAGGTTCAATAGTTGCAGACCATATAAGTTGGGCAGGTGTACTAACACAAGAGGTACATGGTGATGATTGTAAGCTTGTGAGTGGTGATTATGCTCGTACTATTGATGGAGATTACTACTTGAAAGTGACTGGTAATTGTCACTTAGAAGTTGGTGGTGGATTCTTCTTAAGTGCTGAAGGATATGATAAGGATACTAAGAGTACACAGAAGCATACTCTCAGATTTGGATCTGATGTTGATATGAATGTAGTAGGTGCTGCCTATGAAGTTCATAGTTCAGAGTATAGAATTAAATCTACCTCTACTAAGATTACTGGATCATTATATGAGAACTCTTATCAGCAACAGACAAGAAGTGGTGCGGAACTAACCTTTAATGCGGAAAGTTCTGTGGAAATAGCAACACCTCATCTATTACAATTAATTAATACAGAGAAGCAAGCAAGTGTTAAGACTGTAACTGGTATGAGAACTGTAGTAAATGGTGGTTATCAAACCATTATTAATCCAAGTAATATAAAAGACTATTATATTTCTCTTACCAATGAGAAGTCAGCATATAAATCGATTATCCCTGATAAGTATGAGATTAGTGGAACATATACCTACGATGCACTAGGCAGTTCAGGGTCTGTCACATAGACTTGACACCCAACCATATATAATGTATGATGTAAGGGCAAGGATTTTATAATGTCTGACACCGTGGAACACATCTTTATTAACCTCTCTAAACGATCTATAAAGCTCGTTGATGAAGAGGGTTATGAGGAAGTCATTGAATGGAAATGGGATAAAGAAGGATCTGAGGGTTTCTCAGAGACTGTCGCTACCATTTCAGAAATGGTTGACACCGACCAAGTAACCTATTGTTATGCTAGACAATGACCGATATACAGGATATTTCAGAAGAGGAAGCGATAGCGAACCTACCTTTCCTTCTAACAATGACTGAACGTAATCGGACAGTATGGCGAATTAGGCGTAAAGATGGTGCAACTGCTTTGCTAACACCTGTGATTCAAAGTGGTCCCCCTGTAGATGATGAAGTTTTAAATCAAGTCGAGGAGTTTCGTAAGGAATTCATGAACAATGACCATTCCGAATTGGCAACATCACAGCAAGAAGGAGCAGAAGAGGCACTTAAAACCTCAGCAACTTCGGCAAGCCAAGAAACGTCTACAAGCATTTAAAAAGAAATGGTTGAAATACACGACAACTTCCTAGATGATTACTATATTGACTATTTGCTGGAAGCAGTAGATAGTCCTGGTATTGCTTGGAAGTATCATCATAATGTTTCAATTCCTACGCCTGGTGATTATGATGAGGGATGGAAATTTGGGTTTTCCCATCTAATATTTGATGCCAAAGCAGGTATCAATTTCCAAGATACTGAAGGAGACGTATGGTTACCTGCCATAATAAAAATGGAAACTCAGTTTAACCTTATGAAAGGTTCATTAATGAGATCCAGATTAGATATGACAGTTAGAGCACCAAAAAACGTACTTCATACTCCCCATACAGATCAAAATTTTCCTCACCATACTTTCATTCTTTACATGAATGATAGTGATGGAGAGACTATCATATATAATGAGACCAATAGAGATGGTCCCCTTACAATTAAGGAGACTATTGAACCAAAGAAGAATAGACTTATATTCTTTGATGGTGATTTGGTACATACTGGGCATTCTCCTTGCAAGACTCGTAATCGTATCCTCTTAAATACTAATTTTTTAAAATGACCAAAAAATCTTTTACTACAGTTGATAAGAAAGGTCGTGAATCGACTTGGGAATGGGATGAAACTCCAGAAGTGCGTAAAGCAATAGAAAAATTACACCAAGACATTAGGGAGGACAAAGATGAGCAACGTAATTGATTTCCCAACAAGAGTGGGAGATAACAGAAAGATTATTTTGTCAGAAGTATTGGCAGAGTATTTACAAGATGGTGCAGGTTCTGCTCATGAAGCATTACTTACAGAGATTGAAGATCAGATTAAGTACCATACTATATGCTTAGAAGAAGCAGTAGATTTATACAATATGGTACTTGGTAATAATAGCGAAGAAGCATTATAAATAGACGTGTAACCAAAAGTGTGATTAATTGAAGTGGCAACTAAAAAGATTTCACAGTTAGAGACAATCTCAGACTCCAACTTATCAGGAGAAGCAATTCTTCCAGTTGTCGTATCTGATCCTCTAATACCGAATAGAAAAGCAAAAGTAAATCAGTTATTTAAAGGTCTATCTCAGGGAACTAAAGCGTCTCCTGGATTGGCCTTTGACTTAGATAGGGATAGTGGACTATATCAAACAGCATATGACCAAATAGGAATAGCATTTGGTGATGGTGGTTTGTATATGAGTCGCATTACTAATAGTGGTACAAGTACATCATTGTATATTACTGCTGTTGATGATGTTGTTTCTAATACTGATATTGTTCTATCACCTAAAGGTACTGGTGCTGTTAAAGTAACAGGTCAGTTCTTAATAGATGATGGATCATTTGTTTTAGAAGATGCTCAAGGTCCAAAAGCACGATTTGAAGTAAGTAATGTTGGTACTGGTACTAATACCAGAATCATGACACTACCTGCTATTACTTCTGGTAATGGTACAACTTTAGTTGGTGCTGACACACAACAAACTCTAACTAATAAAACTATTCTTATTGATGAGGATAATCTAGTTCTTGTTGATGGTACTGAAGAAGCAATATTTCAAATTAACTGGGCAGTAACCTCTGGTACAAGACGTTCTTACTTCTTACCTGATGGTGGTACAGTGACTACAACTGCTGAACCAACTGCTACTGCATCCACACTATTAGATACAAAGGCAGAACAGATTGCATTGTCTAAGACTTTTGTTAATTTAAAATTAGCAAAGGACGCAGAGACTGCTACTAACTGGTCACAATTTAATACTGCTAATCTAACGGCAAACAGAACTATTACAGTTCCTGATCAAAATATAACGTTGGTTGGTGAAGACTCTACACAGATATTAGCTAACAAAACTATTAAAGCACTGACTCTTGGTGATTCTACGGATGTTACTAAGAAGATTACTTTTACAACTGCTAATCAGAATACACAATCGAATGAAAACGTTGGGTTCCCTGCTACTAATGTCCTAAATAACTCTGGTGCTATCAACGTATTAGTTACTGAACTTGCTACGCAAGATTTAACTAACAAATCACTTGTTTCACCTATAATTAAGTTCACAGGAAATACTGAGGGACAAGTTATACTATCTGCTGAGGGTATCACAGGTCCTAGAACAATTAAGTTCCCTGACGCTAACGCTACTCTGTTATCTACAGAGAACGTTACCCTTGATGATGTTACATTCGGTGCTGGTATCGGTGCTAACAACTTGACTGGTCAAACCAGACAACAACAATTCTTTTACGCTGGATTCTAATAAACAATGGCTAAACAAGGCATACTGGCAAAAGCAAAACCTGGAGCAGCAACGAATACTCTGCTCTACAAAGCACCTATTGATGCCTCGGCTAGTACGGTGCTAAATGTTACTGCCCAAGGTGGTAGTAATACAAGTTTTGACGTTGCCCTCAAAAATTACGATCAAAAACTAACTCTAGGTGCTTCAACTTATAAGTTGCATACAGGAGATATAGTTACTAATTACAGATATACTCTTAACACACCTCTTCCGTCATCTGCTGGATTGACACCAGGTGCTACTATTACTACAAGTGATGGTGAAGGTACATTTAAGTTTGAATCATTCTATATTCCTGCATTTACTGAGGTAGATGTATTTACAAGGACTATAATACCTGTAACTGTTGAATCTACATCAGGCACATTTGCTGTAGGTGAAACATTCTCTACAGGAACAGCACCAAACGCTACAACAGCAGTAATTTATGCTGTTGCTGCTGGATCAGGTAATACTATTGTTCACATTGGTCCTATTACAGTTAATGGATCTGGTGCAACATTTGCTGCTGGTGATAGTGTAGCATCAACTGGTGGTGCATCTGGTACTATTTCAAGTGGTGGTGTTGGAACTGCAAACCCAGAATTTACTCTGAAAGAATCTGGAGGTACAGAGAGAATGTATCTCGGAGTTGATTTAACTATACTTACCGATAGGACATATCGTTTTGATACATCTGACGGAACTATGAGTGGTAGAGATTTTAAACTTTCTACTACTGTTGATGGAGAATATGGTCCTGACTTAGATTTCTCTGCTTCAGGAGATAATGGTACAGAGTATACCACTGGTAAAACTACTAATGGTACTGCTGGATCTGCTGGTGCATATTCACAGTATGATTTCACTCAGGATTCTAACCTAAGTGGTAATTTATACATTTATGATGGTGGCACTGGTACTGCTGCTAACGCCAACTATGGTGGATCTGATCGTTATCTTACTACATCAGATAGTTTCACCTATAGTCAACTTTACATCTATGATAAAGAAGGTACTGTAACTGCTGGTTCCTCTACATTCTTATTTGGTGGTGTAACTTATACATTATCTTCTGAGACTGTTGGTCCTTACGGATACGTTCGTGATTACACTGGAACTGCATGTTATGTAGTTAAAGGAGTTGGATCTGCTGATTTCACAACCAGTAATACATTCCTAGATGTACCTAAATTAGCAAGTGGTACAAGAACTGAATGTACTATCAGTGCTATTGCTATTGCTGAAACTGCGTATGAAACGCAAGAATTATTACGCAAAGATAATGCAATAACAGCAAATACTACTGAAGAAATTAAGTCATTAGTAATCGGTCCTGGTGAACGATTAATTGTGGAAAATAATGATGCTGACTGTTCATTTGTTCTAGTTGGATTTGAAGATGCCTCAACAGGTTTCACTACAAGAACTTACCTAACCTCTGCTGCTAACCAAGGAGCAAGTGGATCTGGTGGTTAATTGACCAAATAAATAACTAGAAAGTAGATAAAAAATGTCGCTAACCAGACTCAAGAATATTATTACGTCCAGAACTGGACGTATTATCTACGTCAACCCTGACGATTTCGACGCTTCGGATGCTATAGACAACCGAGGCAACTCTGCGTTGCGACCTTTTAAATCATTGCAACGTGCATTCTTAGAAGTAGCAAGATTTTCATATAGAGTTGGATTAAGTAATGACGAGTTTGATGCTTT